TCATGTTCCAGAAAGCCTCGCTGTACTTCGCCGTCGCGGTGGGCCGGTGGACCGTTTCCCTCTGGCCGACTTTCGGGTCCTGGTGGACCGGTGCTGATGTCGCCGCGGAGAGCTTTGCGTCCATCTCCATCTGGTCTTCCAGACGCCTGATCTCATCGCCCAGGGCCTTCACATCAGCTGCCATCTTCTCGTACTGCTCGACGGCGGATGCTTCGACGAGGCCGCTCTCATTCCTGTGCTCTTCCAGGAACGCCTTGGTCTGCTCCCACAGGGCATTCCTCTTATTTCTGAGTTCAATGATCTTACTCATGATATTTCCTCCATTTCTGCAATAAAAAAGCCGGACCCCTTATCTCAGGAGATCCAGCTGGTCCATCAATATTCCATAGGGCACTGCCCCGTCTTTAGTCCTGCCGTCCATACCGATGACAGGCTCTTCCCTTGCCTTCGGTTCTGCCGCATCGGTGACGCCCAGCCTGTTCAGGATCGCCCGGTCCATCATCCGGCTCGAGTACATCTTTGCGTCCGGCGCGGCGACAGCCTCCTCACTCCCGCTTTCCTGCTCCGGCTCCTCTGCTCCAAAAAGCACCTCGTCGGCAAAGCCAAGCTCGACTGCTTTTTTGGCATTCATCCAGGTCTCGTTGCTCATCAGCTCCGCGATCTTCCCTCGCCTCAGTCCAGACTTGGCCGCGTAGGCATTGATGATCGACTCCTTCACCTCGTTCAGTGTCTCGATCGCTTTCTCCATGTCCCTGGCGTTGCCCATGGCAATGGTGGAAGGGTCATGGATCATAATGAGCGCTGTGGGCGACATGAGGACACGGCTGCCGGCCATGGCCACGACCGATGCGGCAGACGCCGCGATAGAAGCGATCTTGACAGTGACCGCCCCCTTGTATTCGTGCAGCATGGTATAGATCTCGGCAGCCGCAAATACATTCCCGCCCGGGGAATTGATCCATACCGTCAGATCTCCTTCTTCCGCTTCCAGTTCCTGTCGGAACATCTGAGGGGTGATCTCGTCGCCCCAGAAGGACTCTGAATCGATCGGCCCCTCCAGGCGCAGGATCCTGCCCCCTGTATCATCTCTGATCCAGTTCCAAAACTTGTTCATCGTTTACCTCTCTTTCTGTTCTCCAGTTCTTCTTCCTTCGCTGGTCCCTGCTGGAGGATCTGCTGCTTGCCGGCATCTTCGAGCTTGACGTATCCGCCATTCAGGTAATAATCATCTCCACCCTTTTCTGCCGGGATCAAGTCCCAGTTCTCCAGGCGGTGGATATCATTGGGAGACAAGAACCCGTTGCTGATGCCCGTCGCGTAGCCCTGCATCCTGGACTGATAGTCACCCCGGAGCAGGCCGTCCACGTTGAATTTCGGGAAATAGTCCTCCTGCTCATCCGGCAGGAGCAGGTCCTTTATGATCGCCTGCTCGAACCGGACCAGCCAGGGCGTCAGGGTATGCACCACGAAGTCGATGCTCTGGTGCTCGATATTCGAGAACGTGGCATGCTCCATGTTCTGCACCATGTGGGGCGGCACCCGGAAGATCCGGCATATCTCCGTCACCCCGAACTGCCTGGTGGACAGGAACTGCGAGTCCTCAGGAGGAAGGCTGATCGCCTTGTACTGCATGCCTTCCTCCAGGACGGCCACCTTATGGGCATTATTGGCTCCTCCATAGACCGCCGACCAGTTCTCCCTGATCTTGGACGGGTCTTTCAGCACGCCTGGGTGCTCCAGGACGCCGGAAGGCTGTGCGCCATTCTTAAAGAAGCTGCTGCCGTATTTCTCGACGGCCAGCGTCGTTCCCAGAGCGTTCTTCATCATGGCGATCGGAGAGAATCCGACCAGGCCATTGAAGCCAAGGCCCGGTACATGGAAGATCTCATCTCTACGGAAATAGATATCCTTGTTGTTCTCTCCCGGTTTCTCATCCGTGTAAGCATGGTAGATATAAAAGATCTGCCCCTTCTCGTCCCTGTCGACTTCCACGTTCTCAGGCAGCAGCGGGTACAGTCCCAGGACACCGTTCTTCCCGTCGCGGATGATCTGCGCGTAACAGTTCCCCCACAGGAGCAGATGTGTCATCATCACCTCCCGGAAGGAAAAGCTCGTCATCTCCGGATTCGGCTGCCGGTACAGCAGTTTATACAACGGATGGTCCGCTGCCTTTTCCTTTGCGCTGCCGCCGTCTTTTGATATATACAGATGCAGCGGCAGTCCGGCCACAGTCTCCGCGAGGAGCCGGACACAGGCATACACCGTCGCGATCTGCATGGCGCTCTTCTCATCCACCCGTTCGCCGGAATCTGCCCTGCCGAACACGAAGGTCTGGCCAGAATCGCGGACGTTATCTTCGATCTTCGGCAGATCAGGCTCATCCCTTGGGCTGATGCCCAGCCATTCTAAAAATCCCATCATTGTCCCTCCAAATAAAAAGGGCCGCCCTTTTGCCGGGTGGCCCTCGCACTTTTCACGATATCAATATAATCCTTTTCACAAGGATAATTTTATATGGTTTTGGACATCAGAAAACAAGAAGCCCTCGCTCATCGTAAACGCTGCCTTGCTGCTCGTGGCGGATACAGCGGTCCAGCGCCATGATCGCAGCAACAATACCGTCGATCTTCTCTGGCGATTTTGCCTTCGTGGGCTTTATGTTTTCTGCAGCATCGCGGTCGACCACTACGTTCCCGCTCATCCACCGCATCACCGGGTTTCCGCCATGGATGATGTTGCCTTCCATGAGGAGTTTCAGAAATTCCTTTGTAGGCGGACTCATATCCTTAAACCCCTGGCCGAAGGGGACGACTGTGAATCCCATCCCCTCAAGGTTCTGCACCATCTGTACGGCTCCCCACCGGTCGAAGGCGATCTCCATGATGTGATACTGCTCACCGAGCTTTTCTATGAACTTCTCGATATAATCATAGTGGATCACATTTCCTTCTGTGGCCATAATGTATCCCTGCTTATGCCAGACGTCATAAGGAACCGATGCCCTGCGGACCCGGAGCGGAATCGTATCCTCCGGAATCCAGAAGAAGGGAAGCATCACGTACTTTTCAGTCTCATCCCTGGGCGGGAACATAAGTACAAATGCTGTGATATCACCCGTACTGGAAAGATCGAGACCCCCGTAACACTCACGGCCTTTCAGAGCATTCATGTCGATCGGGGTATTGCCGAGATCGTAAATCTGCTCCGGAATAAATCTGGTAAGCGACGACACCCACATGTTAAGTCGCAGCTGTTTAAATACATTCTCTTCTGCGGGATTCTCCTTAGCTTCGAGGAATGCCTCCCGAACACGGTCGATCCGTATTGTCTGCCCCAGGGACGGATTAGCCTTGTACCAGTTCGCCTCGTCCGTCCAGTCGTCATCATCTGTCAGGCCGTAGACCACCGGATAGAAAGTGTGGTCGATCCTTCTCCCGGCAAGGATATCCAGCGCCTTTGTGTGAAGCTCATAGCAGATGCTTTCCTTATCTGTTCCTGCAGTCGTGATGAGGAAGTACAGCGGCTGTTCCCTGGCATCACCGGAGCCCTTGGTCAGCACGTCGTACAGTTTTCGGTTGGGCTGAGCGTGCACTTCATCCAGAACCAAGCCAGAGACATTCAGGCCATGTTTTGTGCCCACCTCTGCGGAAAGCACCTGGTAGAATCCAGCATTGCTGTAATTGACGATCCGCTTTGTTGCTGCGGCTATCTTGGACCGCTTAAGATGTGCTGGTGACTTCTCCACCATCCTCTTTGCGACATCAAAAACGATGGATGCCTGCTGCCGATCAGCTGCAGCGCCATACACTTCTGCGGACGGCTCATTGTCGGCATAGAGGAGATACAGAGCAACCGCAGCCGCCAGTTCACTCTTGCCGTTCTTCTTCCCGATCTCGACATAAGCAGTTCGAAACTGCCTGTTCCCATCCTCATCTACAATCCCAAAGATGTCCCGTATGATCTGTTCCTGCCACGGTAAAAGCCAGAATGGCTTTCCGTCCCACCGTCCTTTTGTGTGGCACAGGTTCTCGATGAATCGCACAGCCCGGTCAGCCTTTGCCTTATCGTAATAGGATTCCGGCAGCATAAACGGGGTTGGCTTGTAATCCAGAAGCCTTGGATAATCCGCAGGTCTCTTTTCCTTAGGCATCAGGCATCACCTCCCAGCAGAGCCTCCATCTCATCCTCATTCCTGTTTCCGGTAGAGTCCGCAATGATTCTGGATCTGGAAGAAGGTGTCAGGCCGAACTGCTCTGCAAAACGGTTCATGATCTTCAGGTAGGTCTGGGCAATGGATACCTGCGGAACGGTCTGCCAGTAGCCGGAAGGAGTGCGGACGATGGTCCCATGCTGGGTGATGAACTCCTCAGCTTCCTTCCATCTGGCATAGGCCTGGCAGTATCCCGCAAAGGCGGCCATGTCCACTTCCGTAAGAATCCCCAGGGCCTCCATCTTCTTTGCCAGACGCCTCCATTCCTTCTTGGCCTCTGGCTCCAGCCACTTCGGGCAGGAGGGGGCCTTCTTCTCCGGCCTCGGCTCATTTTCGTTCAGTTTCCTTTTGCCCGGGTTCCCTTCCAGCACTTTCAGTGCCGTGGGAGTGGGCTTCCTTCCTCGTGTCGCCATAGGCTTACCTCCTTCCCTGATGGCATAAAAATAAGCCCCTTTCAGGTCTCATCATCATTCTCTATAACGAGCAGCAGGCCCCTTCCGGGCCTTGCTCTCAGGTCTGTGTTCCTGCCTTATGCCTGTGCTCTTCTTTCTCTTGCCTTGTCGACTCCCTGCTTGATCTGCAGGAGCTCTTTCTCCCATCTCCTGCATTCTTCTCTGAGGCCCTTCAGTGTCAGGCCGTTCTCCCAAGGGCATCCGTCTGCGCTGTACATTTTGTAAAGCTGCTTTCTGCTCTCGCTGCTGAAGAAGTCTTTCCTTACCTTGATTCCGTATTTCTTTTCCAGTCTTTCGATCGTTGTCATTTTGCTTTCCTCCTTTTTTGCTGGTGTGTTTTCCCTTTCGGTATGTGTATATTCGCTCTAATGAGCACATATATCCAGTTATTTCGGAGTCATATATCTGACAAAGATCAGCCGAAATTATTGTGTGTGTTTTACTACGAGCAAAAGGCCCTCCCTGGGCCCTCTGCCTGCAATGCGCTTGTCCTCCTCCTTATGCTCTTTCAACTTCGACCAGCCACTCTGCTTCCGGGTGCTTCTCGCCGGTGGCCTTCTCGGTGATCAGGTTCTCTTCGTCGATGTAGCAAAGGTGCTTTCCGACCTTGATCAGTTTGACCTCTTCAAAGCCTTCGATGTTTGTGCGGTAAACCCTGGCGTTTCTGGCTTCTCCGTCGTAGCTCTTGCCGTCCCAGCCGTTAAAGGTGAAGCGGATGCTCTCGCGGGTCTTTGTGAAGTGTGCTTCGAACTCTTCGCGGCTGATCGCTGTGTTGTAGTTCTTCAGGTTCAGGCTGTTTCTCATTGCGTATGCGTTTGTCATTTTGTTTTCCTCCTCTGTGCTGGTCTGTTTTCCCTTTCGGTATGTGTATATTCGCTCTGATTCACACATATATCCAGTTAATTCGGAGTCATAAAACTGACAAAGATATGCCGGAGGTCTTGTGCAATTTATAACGAGAAAAAGCCGCTTCCGCGGCCTTCTCAGAAGGTCTTATCCGATGGTAACCAGGCCATCCTTGTGGATCATGGGGCCGGTGACCGCCTGGGTCTTTTCCGGATCCGCCAGCCATCTGCCGGTTCCCGGTGCCTCCAGGATCAGGCTCCCGGAGGCTTTATGGAAGCCAACCACCGTGGCGGTCATGCCGAAGTTTGTAACCTGCTGGCCAAGTGTGAAGTTTGTCATATGGGGCTCCTTTCTGCGGCCTTGCCGCTGGGGAAGTATGGGGAAGCTCAGGCGAGCTTCGAGGTGAAAAGTTCTCTCTCTTCTTTTGTGTAAAGCTCTGTCCAGCTGTGTTCCCTTCCTTCCTGGTCCTTCCAGGTCTGTCCGTAAATGTAGTGGATCCGCTCCTGGCCGTCGAAGCGTCTGTCGTCGCTGCTGACTGCTGCCGGGTGAAAACCCTTCTCGGTGTAAAGCCTGTGGAGGGCTTCTTTGTATTCGCTTCCTGCGTTTGTTCTGATCGTCAGGATGGTTCCGGCTCCCCAGGTGTATTTCTTCAGGTTGTTCTTGATGTAGGTGTATTCGCTTCTCTCTGCTCTCTTCATGGTGGTTCCTCCTCTGTGCTGGTGTGTTTTCCCTTTCGGTATGTGTATATTCGCTCTGATGCGCACATATATCCAGTTAATTCGGAGGCATAAAACTGACAAAGATATGCCGGAGGTATTGTGCATTTTATGACGAGCAAAAAGGCCCTCCCAGGGCCTTCTGCTGCTTCTCATTCTGAAGTTTGTGACCTGCTGGCCAAGGTTTTTCTTTTATCTTTCTCTTTTCCCGTAGGGGCTGCAGGTGATTTCCTTCACTCTCCCGTAGGTTTTTCCGAGGCGGTTTTCGCAAATCCAGTTATAAAAATCAATCCGGTTCTTGAAGCCGTCTGCTGTTGTTTTTGTGATCTGCTTGCCGCTTGTAAAGGTTGCCGTAAACTTTGTCATCTCTTTGTCCTCCTTTGGTTCTGGTGTGCTGTTTTCCCTTTCGGTATGTGTATATTCGCTCTGATACGCACATATATCCAGTTAATTCGAAGGTATAAAACTGACAAAAATCTGCCGGAGGAATTGTAAATATCTGTATAAGAAAAGAGGCGCCAGGCCATCCGGCTGTGCCTCCCTCCCTGCCATGTTTTATCTGGTCATCGCCCAGGCGATCGCGTGGCCGTCATCGTAGAAGTCCACCTCGCTGGCATCCCGCAGGCCGATCGTACCTTCGCAGGAAAGGTCATCGTCCAGGTGCTCGTAGACTGCGCCAAAGTAGCAGGGTTTTCCTTTGCCGTTGTAGAAGTAGCCTGCCAGCAGGATCTTGTCTCCAAAGGTCAGGATCTTGCTCCAGCGGCATTCCAGGTCCTCCGGTGTGGTCGGGTTCGGAAGTCTGTAGGTTCTCATTGCCTTTTCGATCGTCATGGTTTTGTCCTCCTTTTGTGCTGGGTTATTTCCCTTTCGGTATGTGTATATTCGCTCTGGTACGCATATATATCCAGCTATTTCGGAGGTATAAATCTGACAAAGATCTGCTGGAGGAATTGTACATATCTGTACCAGAAAGAGGGCCCTTCTGGGCCTCCTTCCTGCCTCTGTTTAGATCACCTGGAACTCCAAGCCGCGGTGCTCTGTTTCCTGGTAGCTTCCGAAAAAGAATTCCTTCCTGGTGATGGCCGCCGGTCCGATCAGCTTGCAGCCGCGGCTTGTCAGTTCGTGGATCCCATCCATCAGGGCGGTGCTCTTGTCAGTTACCACAAAGGTCTGGATCCCGGCTGCTCTGAGGGTGCCTACAAAATCATCGTAGTCTTTTTCCCAAGGCAGGTCGCTTACCTCAAAGGCGCTGGCCTGGTTGTTCTGGCTCGTGGCGTAGGCCCTGTAGGCTTTGCAGGCGCCGTCGCTGAAGGGGTAGGGGTGCTTCTTTTCCTCTTCGTACCAGGCTTTGATCTCTACGTCGATCTCTTCCTCTTCTTCCCGGCTCGCATCCCAGTAGCGAGCGATCAGGGCTTTCTTAACCGTTTCCCTTGCGGCCTTCTCCTTTGCAAATGCCTCTGCCTGTACTTTCATGGCTTCAAAAAATGTGTTCTTCATGGTGGTTCCTCCTTTGATTCTGTTGTACTGTTTTCCCTTTCGGTATGTGTATGTTCGCTCTGAACCACACATATATCCAGTTAATTCGGAGGTATAAAACTGACAAAGATCTGGCGATGATATTGTGCAGTCCACCACGAGAAAAGGACCCTTCCGGGTCCTCCAGGGTCTGGCTTAAAATCCAAACTTGATCCAGTTTTTTGCAGCTCTTTTGATCTCTTTGTAGTCTTTCATGAATTCTTTGTATTCTTCCATGTCCTCGACCTCAACTGCTGCCCAGCCGCCAACTCCGTTGTCCATGCTCCAGCCTCTAATCTCCAGGGGCTTTTTCATCTTGTCCAGCAAGGTCTGTTCGGTGTCTTCGTCGTAGCTGATCTCCGCGATCCTGGGCATCATCTTTCCGTTGTAGTTGTTGATCTGCTGTCCTCTGTATCTTACTGTCATGGCTTTTGCCTCCTTTTCTTTTGGTATGTGTATGTTCGCTCTAATCCACACATATATCCAGTCAATTCGGAGTCATAAAACCCACAAAGATCAGCGACCTGTATTGTCTACTTTATCCTGCGAAAAACCGTAGGCGGCCAGGTCAATCGGGCCTCCCTGCCTTGGCATTGGAGACAGCCCTTCTTCCATCAGGATTAGGTCAACCTCCTGATCCGGCAGGACCCGAAGGATACTGATGCTGCCGGCGATCACACAGCA